GGACTGTTGATCGCCGGCGGCGGTATTCTTTTCGGAACCGTGTTTGACGTGTTCAAGCGGGGAGCCTAATGTGTGGAAAAAAGTTGGCATTACTGTTGCTTTTATACTCGCTGGTATTGCCGCTCTGGTCGGAATCTTCGCCGCCGTCTTTCGAACCCGAGGCGACCTACCAGGTAACGGGAGCGGAGCTGAACAAGTTAAGCAAGGACTTGCAGACAGCCAAAAGCGAGTTATCGACCTCGCAGACCAAGAACGCGCAACTGGTGAAGGACTCCGAGAGCAAGGCCAAAGCATTGGCCGAGCTTCAGACGCAGTTGACGACGGTCTCGGCGTCCTTTCAGAAATCGCAAAACGAGGCCCTGCTCAATGACATTTGGATCGCTGGTGGCGGAGTCGCTGTCGGAGTCATTTTGACTCTTGTCTTGACGAAGTGATACACGTGGGTTATTCTGACTCACGGAAGGGGAACTGATGGCCGCATTCAATTTTTCTACCGGGGTGATGGAACTCGGGACTCTTGCCTCTGGCTCTGTCATCTTCGCCCTGACAAATCCCGCCACTGCTGCCGGGGCTACGCCGAAGCCTCTTCTCATCAAGCGCGTTTCGATTCGAACCGGGTTCTCCGGCGTGGCCGCCGCTACCCGCATTAACTTGGCTTTGAACCGTGCAACGGGCACCGCCGCTGGCGGTACGTCGAGCGCCGCGACCACTGGCATTCCTCACCGTCGAGGTTCCGGTAAGTCCGACGACAGTATTTCTACCCTTCGATGGGGACCAGCCGCCGTGACCGGATTGACCGACGCCACCCCCGAAGGACTCATCAAGGCTTCGATGGTGAACCACCAGAACGGACCCATGGTCTGGGATGAACTGATCGAAGACGTGAAAGAACTTGAAGAAACCGACCCCCTGGAAATCCAGCCGGGAACTTCCCTTGTGCTCAGGACCGGGGGCGCTTCTGCCTCCGTGGCCGGTACCGCTGTCGCCGTTGACATCGAATGGACCGAAAAGTGAACCCCGTCATCATCCCCATTTCTGGGGTAATCGGATGGGACGTAACTGGCCAGCAAGTCCGGGACGCCCTCGCCGCCGCCGATGGGTCCCCCGTCGAAATCCAGCTTTCAAGCGTGGGCGGTTTCGTCTTTGATGGCCTCGAGATTTTCAATTTGATCAAGAACTACGATGGCGAAAAGACCGCCCGACTGATGGGCGTTGCCGCGTCCATGGGGAGCTACATCCCCCTGGCCTGCGATAAGATCATCGCCGAAGCGAACGCCGTCATGATGATCCACAACGCGTGGGGAATGGGTATCGGCACCGCCGAAGACCTCCGAGCCGAGGCCACCGTTTTGGAAGGACTCTCCTCGATCATTTGCGCCGCCTACGTCGCCAAGACAGGAAAGACCATGGAAGAGTGCCAAGCCATGATGGACGCTGAGACTTGGATGTTTGGTCAGGAAATGGTCGACGCCGGGTTCGTGGACGAGATGGTCGGAACTCCCGACAAGTCTGCCAAGGCCGAAGCCGTGAAGACCGCCCGCGCCGCGCTTGCCGAGGCAAAGAAGATCGTCAGCGAGTACGAAGGCGGAGACTCTCCCCGGCGCGTGGCCGCCCTCGTGGACCTGATGAAACCGAAAGAAAGAAAGGCCGTCGTCGACGTGCCCGCCGTGAAACCGGCGAAGACTGAAAACAAGGGAGGGTCCAAAATCATGACTGTGGACCAACTCAAAGCCGAGTCCCCCGAGGTCTACGCGCAGGTGCTGGCCCTTGGCCGGACCGAAGGCAACGCCGACGGAATCAAGGCTGAACGTGACCGCGTCGCGGCCATCAACGCATTTGCTCAGAACGGACCCGCCGCCAAGAAAGTGGCCGACGAGGCCATCGCTCAGGGCAAGTCGTTCTCCGACGCTATGCCCGAACTCGTGGCCGCTTCGGCTCGTGGACCGAGCACCCAGGAAAACGCCCCGACCGTGCGAACCGCCGCCGCCATCGCCGCCGGACTCGACGACGAAGACATGCAGGCCGCCGCGCTCTTCGGGATGACCCTCGACGAGTACAAGAAGGGAGTCGCTATGGCTCCCAAGCAGAAGGAGGCGTAAGCCATGGCCAACCTCACCGCAAGCCGAAAGACCCTTGAATGGGTCGGAGAACCTGACGAGATTTCGCCCCTGTTTACCGCGTCTGTCACCTACTACCGTGGCGGACTTCTGGTGACCACATCGGGCTACGCTGCCAAGCCTACCGATGTGGCCGCGCTTCCCGTCGCCGGTATCGTGACCGGAGTCTACCAGGACGGTATTCGCGACGATGCCTACGTCATGGGCTCGACCGCCATCCGTGGCAGACTCAAGCGCGGCAAAGTGTGGCTCCCCTTCTCGGGTGCCGCTCAGACCGACGTCGGGCTTCCGTTCTACATCGCGGACGACCAGACCATCACCAAGACGGCCGGATCGAAGACCCTGGGCTTTTACGCCCTGGACTTCAAAACCGGATACGTTCTGATCGACCTTCGGGCCTGCCAGAAGATCTAATAGGAGACGCAGAAAAAATGGCTATTTCACCCTCGGTAATCGAGAAGGGCCTCAACGCCAGCTTTGGCGCGGCCATGATGCAGTTCCTGTCGGCCCGATCCATGAACCCTGGACTGATGTCCTTGGCCCTCATGATCCGGTCCACCGGAGCCTACGAAAAACTTGGCTGGCTCGGTGCCATGCCCATCGTTCAGGAATGGATCGGGGAGGCCAACGTTAAGGAGTTCCAGGACTTCAACTACACCCTCCGAAACAAGGACTGGCAGGTGTCTGTCCCCATGGACGAGAACGACTGGGAAGACGACCAGACCGGCGCGTTCACCCTCATCCCCCAAATGCTGGCTGAACGCATCGGCGTCCACCCGGAAAAGCTCATCGTTGGCCTGCTCAACGGCGGGGCCTCGGGACTGGCTTACGACGGCATTGCCTACTTCTCCGACGCGACCGGCGTCCGGGTGAACGACAACAAGGCCGCCGGTACCGGCACCACTCTGGCCCAGATCGCCGCCGACATCGACACGAACGTCGCCACCATGGCTAAGTTCGTCGACGAAGCGGGCGAGCCCTTGAACATCATCCCCGACACCATCGTCTGCCCCGTGGCGCTCAAGCCCAAGTTTGACCGCCTGGTCAACTCGGACAATGACCCCACGGTCACCAGCCAATTGACCTATAACCCCTACGGCGGGAAGTTCAAGGTCTACGGCGACGCCCGGCTCGACGCGGTGGACGCGAATGACTGGTATCTCTTGTGCTCGGGCCAGGTCGTCAAGCCCTTCGTGTTCTCGATGCGCCAGACCGGACGGTCTCGGCTCATCAATAAGAACTTGACCAAGCAATGGAACGCCATCGCGGACTACCGGTCGAACGCCGGTTACGCGCTTCCCCAGCTGGCCATTCAGGTCGTCAACTGATTCGGCGGGGGTCTTCGGGCCCCCGCTCATTTCCAAGGAGTAAAAGCATGGCTGCAGGACAGAAAACCATTCAGGTCAGAGACACCGCGCATCAGCGCACCGAGGGCACCACGGACATCATGTTCGTTTCCGAGTCGGTCTGGGAAAAGCTCAAGGCCAAAGACCCAGGCCGGTACAAGGCTATCCGCGAAGTCAAGGAAGAGCCCAAGGCCAGGGCCGAGGCATAGACTGTGAACCTCCTAGACCTGGCTGAAGCCGACAACGCCTTCCTCCTCGAAGACACCGTCGATGGCTTTGGCCGGTCTGCGAGTTTCCAGGCCCCGACCGTCGCACCTGACCCGGCGCCTGACCCGATTGTGGTGGGCGTCCAGTACATCCGCATCGGCGTTAAGATGGACCCAACCACGGGTCTGACGGTCGCCGGGGACACAGCCCATATCACCGCCAGGATTTCCAGCCTGGGGGCCACGATGCCAACAGACGGTTGGACCGTCACCGTCACCGACTCAACCGGAACGGCGAACACGTACAAGATCGAAAAAGGAAAAACGATGCAAGACCGAGTTCTAGGCCGCGTGACCTTTGGACCTCTCAAGGCGGTTGGCTAAAATGGCAACCCTGACCCCTCGCGGTTTTGAGGACGTGGCCCTTGACCAGATGGTCACCATCGTAACTGCCTACGTCACGGCCCAGAAAGCCGCGTACCTGGTCGCGCATCCGACGGCCACCGCCGCCCAGATCGTCGCCGCCGTGGGGTTCACGGTTGAGCGGGACCGGCTCGGGGGCCTGGACGAAGAAACTTTGAAGGCGCAAGCCGCCGTGGTCATGGGATTTTCGAGCGAGTCGCCCGACAGTTCTGCCGGGAAGACTCAAAAACGCAGCAAGGCGTCCTTTTTCTTGGACTGCTATACGGCCCGAGGCGAGAGCGCGGCCGAAGGAATAGACGGAGACAAGGCCGCGAAGTCACGGCTTCTGTACCTGAAGGCCCAGAGCGAAGCCGCGATCTGGAGCCTTTTCAACTATCACCTCGGGTTTTCCCCCGGCGTGATCGGCAAGAAGTCCTTCGGGACGTGGCAGGACACCAGCGGGACCGACGAAGCCGGGGAACGGTGGGTCGTGTCTGGCCGGTGGACCTTTGATCTTGATTATGAGTGGGCACCTGAAAGCCCGCAGGGCGTCGCCCTGGATAGCATTTCCGTGAACGCCGGACTCTGGTCCGGCCTTTACACCTACTAGGAGCCCTGAAAATGCCCACCTTCACCAGCGTCCCTAACAACGCAGTAGCCTCGGCGGTCTTCATCGAACAGCAGTTCAAGAAGTCCGGCAGCTCAACCTCGTTCATCCCCGAGCGGGTCGCCCTTCACGCCCGGTTCCTCGCCGCGAAATCCCCGACTGTCAACGTACCCCAGGCCGTGACCAGCGCCGACGACGTGGCCGCGATTGCGGGCTACGGTTCCGAGGCCCACTTTATGGCGAAGGCCCTCTTCGACAACATGGGCGCGTTGCCCGCCTTGGTCGACTACTTCCCCTTGACCGACGGAACCACCGCCGCCACCGGGACAGTCGTCTTTGCGACGAACGCTTCCAGCGCAGGACAGTGGACCGTCTACGTATGCGGTCGGCCCGTCACCTTCTCGGTAGCTTCCGGCGATACCCCCACCGTCCAGGGTCAGGCCTTGGCCGACGCCATCACCGCAGACCTGACATTCCCGGCCAGCGCCGTGAACGCCACCGGGACCGTGACCTTTACCAGCAAGTGGAAGGGCGCGAGTGCGAACCTCCTTACCCTGGCGAAAAACTACTACGGCTCAGAAGTGGCCCTCCAGCCCGGTGGGACCACGATGACCGTGACGACTTTTGCCAGTGGCGCGACTTACCCGAGCTTGCCCGTCTTCTCGACGATCTACGGGAACACGTTCTATACGCTGATCCTCATCGGCATGAACGACGCCACGACCGCCACCGCGCTCGAGACATGCTTCACCTCCCGCGTCGATCCTGGCATCAAGAAGCCGACCGTGGGCATCATGGGCTTTACCGGAACTTATGCGGCGTTCAATACCGCCATCGGTTCCGTCGGCACCCCGACCAGGAACTCCCCCGGCTCCTGCTACGTCCCCGTGGAAAGCTCTCCGATGTACCCCGGCCAGATCGCAGCGGCTGTCGCTGGACAGGTCGCCAGAAGCGCGAATACCGACCCATCGAGACCGTTCAAGACGTTGCCCCTCCTCGGCATCCTTCCCTCGACCACTGCGGCCCCGTGGACCTACACCCAGCAGGACACCGTCGAGAAAAACGGCGGTTCGGTGACCGAAATCGTAGGAGGCCAGGTCGTCATCAAAGACCTTTTGACCACCTACAAGGTCAACGCCGGCGGATCGGCCGACGACTCATGGCGCTACGTCTGCACGGTGACCAACATCCAGCAGAAGGAATATAGCATTCAGACGTTGTTCACCTCGGAACCGTTCATCCGGGCCAAGGTGCTGACCGACGACGACGTTTCGGCTGGCCAGGACTACGCGCTGAACCCCAACGACGTCAAGACCTACATCATCGGGATGGTTGACGGTTGGATCGAGCAGAAATGGTCGAAAAACCGGGACACCATCGTCGCCGGAATTACGGTTGACATCGACGGAACCAACCCCGGACGGTTCAACATTCTGATTCCCGATGTCATCGTCGTCGGTCTGCGCATTGTAGCTGTCAAGTACACATGGGCCTTCTCGGCCGCGTGATAGGAGAGTAAAAAGATGGGAATCAAAGGCGGAGACATTCTCCAATTCAAGTACGCGGGCCGCGAGTTCATCCCTAGCGGCGACGCCGACGTGACTCTGATCCTGGCCGGGAAAGACCTGGCCAATACGCCCGGCGGAAACGGCAAACTCGTCACCTTGGCCAAGCGCCGCTTGGGCGGATTCGATGGCCTCGACCTTGTGCTCGACGATCAGAATAAGGATCTCGAGTTCCTGGTCAACCTACAAACAGCTGCCAATCCCAAGCCGTGGACGATGACCCTTGCTTCCGGCGTCACCTACGCCGGGTCCGGGTGCATCGAAGGCGACGGCCTGGGCAAGTCCACGGCCAAAGGCACCTACACCCTCGCCATTCGCGGCGAGAAAGCGGAGCAGATTTGATGGCTGGTTACGCGAACACCGAGGACGGAAAAAACGCATGTACCCTTGATTTGATGGCATTGGCTGAGGCATTCGGGGCAAAGGAATCTGAAGTCCTGGAACTCATGCCGATTGCCATGGCTGGGAGGTTGTACCCAGAAGGTGGTAAGGCTGTCTACGTTCTCAGGACTCCCATTGAACTCCTGAACAAAACCATGATCGAGTCCTTCGCCCTCCGGGAACCGACCGCCGCCGACTTTCTGACCTACTCCAAGGGCATGGTGGTCACCGTTAGCCGCGAAGGGTCCACGGAAATCGACATGGTCATGATGGGCCGCCGGACCATGCGGGCAGTGTCTGCCCTGGCCGACCAGCCCGCCGGAGTCGTGGACCGCATGAGCCGCCGAGACCTGGACGATCTGACCAAGATCGGAGATGCGCTCGGTTTTTTCGACTGACGGACCCGGAAGAGCTTCTGTGGTCCGTGGCGGGACGGTTCCATTTTTCGTCCACCGAACTTTGGGACATGCCGATACGCCGTCTTGAGTTCTGGTATCGGGGCCATGTCCACATGTTCGAAGAAGAAGAGCAAGCCAGGGCCAAGGCCCTCCAGGAGTTGATAGGTGGCCGGAGCTAAGTCGTTTACCATTTACACCAAGTTCGCCGTCAAGAACGGCTTCACCGGCCCGGTGCTCCAAATGGCCAAGACTGCCGACAAGCTTCACGCCAAAATGTCCGCCGTCTCGGAAGGGGCCAAGAAGTTCGGCGGGGGCGTGATGAAGGTCGGTTCCGTCGTCGCCGGGGTAGGGGCCGCCGCCCTGGCCGCCGGTGCCGCCGTGTGGAAACTCGCCGATGCATCCCAGCAGTCAGCCGACGACATCCAAAACACAGCCGGGGCCCTGGGGATTTCGACGAAGGCCCTCCAGGAATACCGATATGTGGGAATCCAAGCGGGACTCACGACCGAAGACATGGACGGCGCGTTGACCAAGTTGACCAAGAACCTGGGCAACGGATCAAAGGACGTTGACAACGCTCTTTACCAGATCGGTTTGACCTCGGAGCAACTTCGCCAAGCTGGTCCAGAAAAATCTCTTGAGATGGTCGCAGACGGATTCAAGAACGTCAAAGATCCAAGCGTCAAGGCCGCCGTGGCTATGGCGCTTTTCGGAAAGTCCTCCGTCCGCATGGTCAACGCCCTCGAAGGCGGGGCCGATGGGATCAAGGCCACCCGCGAGGAAGCCGAAAAGATCGGCTACGTCATGGGCGGGGACACTCTCCAAAACGCCGGGGACCTGAACAACGTTATGGATAAACTCGGCGCTACCGCCGTAGGCCTCCGTAACCGTCTCGCAGCGAAGGCCATCCCAGGTATTCAGAAGTTCATGGAGATGGTTCAAGACGGGATCCAGCCCGGCGGCAAGTTCGACAAGATCCTCGAATCCCTGAGCGGAACCGTGGGAAAACTTTTTCAGACCGCTTCGCCCATCCTTGACGCGATCATGACCCACCTCCCGAAGGTACTCGGCCTCATTGCTCCACTGTTGGACGCGATTCAGCCCGTCTTGAAACCCATCATGGAAATGATTGACCCGATCCTCAAGATTGTCGAGAACCTCATGCCTGCTATCACGTCTCTGGTCAGCATCGTGTCTGTCCTTCTGGCCCCGATTCTCGAGACAATCAAGTTTATCCTGACCTCACTGGCCACAATCACGGGAGCGGCCACGGGCCCGCAGACTCAACACCAAGCCCAGCAATACGCCAAAGGCGGCAGTGGCCCCCAGCAAGGCCCTCTGCCCGTGGCTGGCGGACGGGCCCCTGTAAGTTCGCAGACAAGCATGGTCAGCTCATCCACCACGACAAATAAGTCAGAACTAGCCATCACTCTGGGTGGACAGACATCAGGGTCCTCGGCGAAATTGTCGGGATCGTCCCCAGGCGTTACGCTAAACACGGGGCGAACGGTAAACACTGGACCCGGAAAGGCGCACTATGACCGCGCCGGGAGACTTGTCCGATGAGCTACCTAGACCGCCTGCGAAACTGCACCTACACCGACCCGAACGGAACCGTCCACAACCTCATGTTCGACGACGTGGCCCGCGACGGGTCCAAGAAGGTCGCCACCTTCGACCCTA